ACTTAGTCACCCCTTTACACCTCAGTATGCAGGAATCATGGGGGAAAGTCATACGTTATGCACACCGTTTTCAGCGATTAAAAACTAGGGATGTGATATACTTAAGCCACTTAACGCGTGGAACGTTATGATTGATTGGCGCTCCCAAGGTTAACGATGTTGTTACTGCAGTCAGTTCTGAGAGGACTTATCTAATAATGAAGAATGGTACAGTAAAATGGTTCAATGCGGATAAAGGGTTTGGTTTTATTACGGGTGAAGACGGTACCGATGTCTTTGTTCATTTTTCAGCGATTCAAACTGATGGCTTTAAAACCTTAGATGAAGGTCAAAAAGTAACTTATGATGAAGAACAGGGCGATCGTGGCCCCCAAGCAACGAACGTTCAACCACAATAGTAACTGTTGGGCCGAACCATTATCATTAACTGGTTCGGTTTTTATTTGAAGTGACGGGTTGTCAGCTAAACAAGAAAGCTAAGTGGTCGGAATGGATTTTGTAGATGTTTACGGCATTAAGCATGAGAATTGTACGTTAGTTGCACCTGCACGTGAATATCAGCGGGTCGTTATTTTTATGGACGCATTGGGCCGGCGCTTTGTTGCAATGGGACCGGATCCACAACCAACTAAATATGGAAGTAGTAGCCAACATTGGCATCAAGCACAGCCGAGTGCAGCTCCTGAAGGTTATTTCCATATTGATCAAGAATAACCCTAGCAATTGAGTTACTTAGCTACGCTGATGGTAAACATTAGATCGTTAGAAAAAGCCTCAGGGACGTCACACGCACTTTGCGTTGTGCTTCCTGAGGCTTTTTTGTAGGAATAAAAAAATCAGCTTTCACGGTGGATTATCACGGCGTGAAAACTGATTAGTGTGGTTATATGATGGGCAGTCAGGGGTTTGAACCCAACTGAAACATAAACGCTATTAAACCAGTGCTTATGCGGTGTTTCACGTGAAACAATTTACCCTTGGCTTACCAATTGGCTTACTTTTACTATAGAACGTTAAAATAACCCGGTTTCCTGCTGGAGCTGAAACTTTTCGTTTTAACGTGGTACACGTGGTACACGCGGACAATCGTTGATTTAACAACGTTTCAAAGTGCCCTAACGTGGTTCATTACCCAGTACAACGTGGTACACTTAGTAAAAATTGTCTGAATATACCAAGTTTAAAAGCCTAAATAATTGGCTAACTTGTTGGCCGCCTGTTGATTTTGGCCCTTAGTGACGTGTGTGTAAACATTTAAGGTTGTTGCAACGTCCTCATGGCCTAATCGGGTTTGTACTTCTTTAATGGTGGCACCAGCGGCAAACAGAGCGGAGGCGTGACTGTGTCGAAAGCCATGTACGGTAATACTAGGGGTTAGGTGGTAGTCAGTGATGATCCGCTTTAACCACTTACCCGGAGTATTAAGCGATTTAAAACCGTTCTTAGTGTTAGCAAAAACTAACTGATCCGGCTGTAACGTATTAAAACCTAAAAACAAATAATATTCACGTTGCTGTTTATGCCAGCGTTGTAATATTTCTACCGTCGTATTGTCTAAGCTGACAGTGCGGCGGCCTTTTTTTGTCTTAGGGGCTTGAATAATCTGCTTGCCACGTTTTCCTTGGGTGAGCGTTTTATTAACCCGCAAGGTCTTATGGACAAAGTCAATATCTTGCCATGTCAGGGCTAAACACTCGCCGCGTCGCACGCCTGCAAACGCTAGTACCCGGAAGAGACAATACTTTTCGGGATCTTTTTGCTGGTCAATGCACTTGAAGAACGTTTTTAGTTGATCGCGATCCCAGAAGTTGTCGGGCTTATCACCCCAACTATCAGGCTTAACTGGCATTGTAATCATCTTAGCTGGATTATGTGTGATATAGCCATGTTTTAAGCCGTATTCAAAGACTGCTACCAGATAATTGTACCAACGCTTGTAATTGTACGTGACTTCTTTAAACCATAGATTAACAGCACGTTGGCACTGGTTGACGGTGATGGTTCGTAACCGCTTGTTGCCAAACAATGGCAAAATGTGATTATCGAACATGCCAGCAGTCCGTGCCCAAGTGCTTTCACGAACGGTATTAATATACTGGTCGTACCATTCGTGATAAACGTCAACGAAAAGAATATTATTATCAACTGGCAAAACGGGTTCTTGCTGTAACTCTACTTCAATTCTGGATAAAGCAATACGGGCAGCACTTTTTGATTTAAAACCCCGCCGCCGGGTTGACTTCTTTTTACCAGTTTGAGGATCAACACCTAAATAAACTTGAAACTGATAACGGGTATTCCCGTCCTTGTCCTGATACTTCTTGATTGTTGCCATTTATAATTTCCTCCATAACGTACCTTGAGCGGGGCAGTGTTATGTACGGAAATATGAATTGTCAGGGTTTTAGCTTTTTTTCGACATATGACTGAAGAGAGCTGATCTTTGAATATATATCGTGTCGTAAAGCTTCTGATATGTTAGGCTTATCCCGATAATCAGAATTCATTTCAGACACTATCCATGACAAGTTTCTATGAACCATTTGTAACATTCCGTAGTCAGTAATATCAGGAGTGTTTGCAATGTCCTCAAATACACTTTTTAGATTCTTTTTAATCAATTCTGGCGTAAGCAGTGTTACGTCCGGTTGTACCTTTATAATTTTTTGAGCCACTTGATGGGCAATGTTTTTTAATGCCATATCTCGTTTTTCTGGCAATCCTGAAGCTGACTGCTTGGTCATGCTAAAGCCCTTAAACTTTGAATTATCGGTATAAAAGTCCAAATAGTTACTCAGATCGTCAGATAGCCAAATGTCAGAATCGTCAGATAGTAATAGCAGGTCTAACAGGTAATTGTAGATTTGTTCTGTAAAACTACCAAATAATAACATATCTACGTTTGTATTACCTAAAATAGCAATTTTTTCGAGCCTTTCCGATGATGGTAAATTTCGACCTTTTTCCCAGTTGTTCACTGCACTTTTAGGAGCACCAATTAATTTTCCGAAATTTTCCATTGTGTAATGATGGCTAAGCCTAATTTTTTTAATTCTAAGGCCAACATCTTTTTTATTTATTTCCATAATCGTTGCCTCAACACGTTTTGTATAGAAAAAGTATAGCATAAAAAGTGTCAATTGTGATTATCTATTTGCATAAGACAAAAAAATGTGGTATAAAATTGGTATAGAAAAAGTACAGATTAGTGAACTCTGTTTCACCTAGAAGTATTGATTCTAAATTTTTAATTTTTGACAAAAGTACAGAAAAAGTACAGAAAGGTTGGCCCGATATGGTAAATGGATTGCCAAGATATATGTCCATAAAGCAAGCATTAGTGTACTTCAATATAAAATCTCGTAACACATTGAAGAAAAACTATATTGCTAAGGGATTGCCAGTAGTAATTATTAGTGGCACAAAGCGTATAGATAGATTAGACGCTGACAAGTTTATGGAAAAGCATAAAATTTAATGCCTTGAGCGGGGCAGAATAAATTTAAGGAGGTGATTTCATGATAGCAACAACAATCCTATGGGCAATCAAATTTATGATTGTGTCGTTTGTTGGCAACGTGGTAGCTAAGTTAATCAAGAATCCGCGTCGGTATTTTGGAATGTGAGGTCAGTCGCATGGGAAAGCATACAAAAAAGGCCTACTTTACTTTGGAAGGTAGTAGGTCAGAAAGAAATAATCAAAAATATGCTTTCCCTTATTTTAACACGAATAAGGAGAATGGAAAATGACAAATAGTGAATTAGTGGAACGAGCTAAGAATTTATCAGTGGCACGTGACAATCTGCAAATGGCAATTGATTACTTAGATATGGTATCTGCGTCAGTTAATAGTGGGGACACATGGGCAGGACAATTATTTTTCTCAAACCACCGCGCTGGAAACGTTGTTGAAAACATGCAAAATGTTGCTGATTCGATTATGGCAGTTAGCAATGACATTTGTCCCGAAGATTAGGCGGTGATGGAAAATGGATATTGAATATTTACGCGGTGAAATCATAAAAACTCTTGGACTTCACGAAGCACTTTCCGACATTGTTGATAGTTTAAGTGATTCATTGGAAGAAAACAAGCAAAACAGCAGTATGGTTCAATACAACTTAAAACGTGAAATTCGACCATTATCTTCATTGACCTGGGCGATCAATGAAGAGTTGATTAAAATTGCTGATGCTACTGATGAATTAACTATTAAATGTGCTAGGGCTGGTGATGAAAAATGAAGGAGTTCGCAACACTTGATAAAGCCATTGAGCTGGCCCAGCAAGGCTATACGGTTTACCCACTGATTGAAAACACGAAGAAGCCACCTAAAGGGGTGGCGGGCTACCAAGCCGCAACTAGTGACCAGAATAACATCTTTGCATGGTTCAAAAAGCACCCGACTTACAACTTAGGCTTGCGGCTAGATTTATCGGATTTATTGGTTGTTGATATTGATATGCACGAGCCAACTAAAAACGGTCGGGCCAGCTTGACACAACTATTTAAGCAAGGACAGACGTTGCCGAGTGATACCTACATTGAACGGACGGCTAACGGCGGCGTACATTACTTTTTGAAATATGCGGGTGCTAAGGTTCGCAAAATTGACGTTTGGCCCGGAATTGACTTGCTAAGTGACTTCACGGTGATTGCCCCAAGTGAGATTAACGGCAAACCGTATGAACCTTTAGATGGTCGAACCTTGGCTGATATTAAGCCGGCTCCTCAATGGTTAGTCGATAAGTTGGCGGGCCAAAAAGTGAACTGGTCGTCAGAACACGCCTGTACCACACACCAAAAGAAGTATACCGGTCGCTTGTTAGATGAAATGGTAGCCGGAACAACCCAAGGTAATCGCAATGCTTGGTTAACCAAAATTGCCGGTCGTATGTTTGGCGTCGGTGCTGCTCCCAAGACAGTCTATAACATGCTGTCAGTGATCAATGATTCTTTCGTGGATCCGGCACTACCTGATAGGGAAGTAAATACTATCTTTCATTCAATTCTAAAACGTGCAAGTCAGAGGGGGCGTCATTAGTGGGAAAGCCTAAAGAGCTACCGGAAGAAGATAAGCAACTGGCGAAACAGGCCGAGAAGGCTTTAAATAACGAAAATGACACCAAAAAGAGCACCGCAACGGAGCTGAAAAATTTAGTTTTCGAGCAACCAATTGAGTTTGGTTACAACGAAGAGTTTAGGGCGTTTGCCCGGGTTTCAATTAAGGATCATCATGAAGTATATGCGCTTGATTCGTTACAATTTCATGACTATTTATTCCAGTTATATGATGAAAAGACCCAGAATGTGTTACCAAAGTTAACCTATGATTCAGTTAATGAATACTTGGCAACGTATTCGCGGGTTCATGGTCAACAACAGAATGTTGTTATGCGGGTTGGTATCAATCAAGGTAAATATTATTTAGATCTATGCAATGACCAATGGCAAGTGGTTGAGGTTACTAAAGATGGCTGGCAAATTACTAAAGATAGCCCAGTTTGGTTTTACCGTACTAATGATATGGCGGCGTTACCAATTCCTAATCATCACGGTGGCAATCAAAATTTGTTAGAACTTGGATCATATCTCAATTTTAAGAGTGATAACAGTTTGGACTTGATAACTGGTTGGCTAATGGGTAGTTTCTTAGTCAATAGTTCACGACCAATATTAGTTATTCAAGGTATTGCTGGTGCTGGTAAGACTACGGCTAGTCGTTTAATTCGTGGGGTTGTTGATCCTGCAAAGCAAAAACACTCAATCTCACGTCCCAAATTGACAGTTGATAGTTTAGCAATTGACGCGATCCACCAACATACTTTAGTTTATGATAATTTTTCAGCGGGAACAATCACTGCAGAAATCAGTGATATGTTATGTACGATGGCGACTAATCAAAGTTACAGTAAACGTGCTTTATACACTAATAGTGACGAGGTATTAGTTAAGTTAGGTCGTTCAATCATTATCAATGGCATTGACGATTTAGCTAAGCGGCAAGATTTATTAGACCGGTCAATTATTCTAGAAATAGAAGCACCAAAAAAACGGCGAACGGAAGAAGAAATCTATCGGTGGTTTACGGAAAACCATAGCCTGATTTTAGGTGCCTTATTGAATGCAGTCGTTGATAGTTTGAAATATGCGGGTCAATCAAATTTTACAGGTGGCCGCATGGTTGATTGGTGCCGATTTGTTGAGAATGCACACAGAGAGTTAGGCGCAACACCAAGATACTTTGGGGATATTTACGTTAAGAACCGTCATCAAGCGGCAATCAATTCGGCTGACACTAATCCGTTTGTAAGTGGCATATTAGAACTTTTGGATGGTAAGAAACAATGGCGTGGTAAAAAGTCAGAATTGGTTTCCGAGTTGAAAAAATTAGATTCATATGATCCATACGAAAATCATGGTGCCATTCCTAAAACTAACAAAGTGGCGGAACGTTTACGACGTGATCAGCCAATCTTAAAACAGGTTGGGATCGAATATGAGGAAACAAAATCAAAGGGTAATATGTATGTTACTTTTAAACACCGGACGGGGGGCAATTCTATGTCTACCCTATCTACCCCCGCGAACCAAAACATTGATACAGCAGTATCTTAATGGGGTAGAGATAGAATGCAGAACGTCTACCCCATGGCTAAAAGCGTTGCTATATCAATGTTTCAATGGGGTAGAGATACAAAAATCAATGTCTACCCCTGATAAATGTTGATATAGCAAGGATTCGACGCATGGGGTAGAGGTACTCTATTTGATGTCTACCCCAAAGAACGTTAACATAGCGGCATTTTGATAATCAGGGGTAGACATAGTAGAGACAGAATCCCAGCGCGTTCGTTAATTGTGAAAGGAAATCATAGTATGACTACTAAAAAAATTGAACAAGCAATTTATGAGTATATTGCAAGTCATAATGAAACTAGTTTTTTAGAAATCGAACATCTTTTTGAAAGTATAGGCTATGACTATCATGGCGATAAAGATGTCCGATCTGCTGACCGCCAAGGTGTAGTATTCTGGGCCTTTTGGAAGCGAGAAGCCACAGAAGCAATTGTATCAGTAGTAAAACGGCCAGAAGTGAAAATGCACGCTACGTCGATTCTGACGTACATGGTTGACGGTGGGTACTTAAATATGCCACTGGTTGAAAGTAAACGTCCATATAAAAGATTGCATTGGCAACCGGTGGTGTTTGATTTAGAAAAGGAGACTAACTAATGAAAATTAAGATGGTACATGCTGACAATATGGAGGAGTTATTTGCGCAAGTTTCGGAAGTCGACAAAGCACAAGATATTGATGACGAACTGTTAGATGTAGAATTTGATTTTATTAAGGTGAGCGATTCAAAAGTGATTTATTGCGAAGCATTGGTTTATAGGACTGGTGATGACGATGAAGAACTATAATCTAAACCGCCTAAATAAGCGGGTACAGTTTGGAACCGTCAAGACTGTTCAGAACCTAATAAACGGCACAACCAAGCAACAATTCGTGCCACTGTTCACTGTCTGGTGTGGTGAGTATACGTTGACCATCAGTAACACTATTAGCCTTACTGGTACGACTGCGACAGCTAACCAGCTAATTGCGGTGCGCCATGACGATCGGATCACGACGACCTTGGAAGCAATATTAGATGGGGTTACGTATCGCGTTGCTGGCGTTAGTTCTGATAGCGAACTGAATGCCTATGACGTGGTCACACTAACTAAGGTTAACGGTCATGGCTAAGCCAATGAAGCAATGTGAGCACCCAGGTTGTCGGACGTTGGTTGCCTATGATGTACGATACTGTGAGAAGCACCGTAAGGCAACTAACAAGTGGCGGTATCACAAACGCATGTACGATTCAGACGAGAGTAAGTACCAGCAGTTCTACAAGTCGTCAGCATGGCGCAAGTTGTCACGGCGGTTCCTTGAAAGCAATCCGGTATGTGTACAGTGCTACCAAGACGGGGTGATCCGTAAAGCCGATGTGGTCGATCACGTTATCGAAATCAAAGACGATTGGTCACGTCGCTTAGATGAAAGCAACCTACAACCATTGTGCTACCGACACCATAACCGAAAAACGGGATTGGTTAGAGAACAGCGGAAACAACCAACTAAATAACCAAATGAGTGTCGTGCTGAAAGGTGCGGCACTTTTTAGTATCTGTGTTCGCAAGTTACGACCTTAGATAACGTACTAACTTGGTGCACTAGCTGACCCGCTAAGATGGCGTGACAGGTTGCTTGTGCTACCTAAGCTTAACTTAGATAGGTAAACAAAAAGCCGCCCGTTAAGGCGACCACTTACATATATGATAATTAACCTGACAGTTAAGTTAATTATATCACGTGAAAGCGAGAAAACAATTTGTGAGTTTCAATTTCATACCCACAATTCAAGATTCATATTAAAAGGTGTTTCCACAGTAGTAGATCTGCGCAATACTGCGCTGAACTTTCAGCCGAGCTACTGAGTCGAAATTTTCGACCTAGTTAACCAACCCGCATTTTGCGTCTACGTTGCCAAAATTGGCAATGGACTGCGCCGATTTTTCGGCCGAGTGAGCAATCAAAGTTGGCGGCTGAATTTTCGGCCACGACTAATTCAAAACAGCATGACAGCCCAGAAACGCTGATATGGGGGGGCTATGGTCGACTCGAAAGGAGCGGACAGCATACTTTTGTGTTTATAAAAGTCCCTTTTGAACTTTGATTTTTTGCTGATTTTGCTGGATTGTGAAATATCACTACTAATAATGCGAAATTTAAACAAATAGCCAGTCAGGGGGTAACGTGTAAATATATACATGTTATTAATTGCACTTTTTGGAAATATGTGCGATAATATAGATATAATAAACGAATTCTGGATATATGTATCAATCAGCCGCTATGGGTCTAACCCGTGGGGGCTTTTTGGTACGTAAATTTAAACGAAAGGAGTGCTCCGAATGAGCCAAAAAGTAAAAGCCTTAGCTAGTATGAAGAAACATTTAACCAATGATGAGCGTGATCAACGCAAGGACGCTGAAAAAGCGTTATTTGATTATCCGGTGCTTGATTTAACCCCGCCAGATTGGTTACATAATCGGGCCTTGACTGAATGGCAACGGGTAGCGCCTTATTTAAAGGCCAATACCCCAATTAGTGAACTTGACCGGGCCATGTTAGCCAGTTATTGCCGCGCTTATGCCACGGTACAGACTTGTGAGAATGATATTCGTAAGAACGGACTGGTACAAACTAATCAAGAGACTGGTGTACGTAAGCCGAACCCTTACGTGACCTTGCAGTCACAAGCGATGAAAGATTTAAAAGCCTTAGCCAATGATTTAGGCATGTCGCTATCGAGCCGGGCACGCATGGAATTAAACAAGCAAAAAGATGAGACACCCGAAGATACTTTCGAGGCGATGTTATCATGATTGAATATGTTGACCAAGTGTTATCGGGTCAAGTATTGGCTGGTCAAAAAATCAAATGGGCGTGCGAGCGATTTAAACGCGATTTAAGCCGTTCTAAGGACGACAGCTTCCCGTTCTACTACGACGAAGACAAAGCGGCACAGGCAGTTAAATTTATCGAATTAATGCCTAAGACTGACGGTAGCCAACTCACCATGCAACCCTTTCAAAAATGGATTATTAGTGAGCTGTATGGCTGGCGTGAAAAAACTACTGGTAACCGCCGTTATGATCGTGCGTTTATTAGTATGGCCCGGAAGAATGGTAAAACCTATCTGGCTTCTGGCATGGCCGCTAATGGCCTTTTAAGAGAACGTCAGCCCGCCCGCAACCGACAAGTATTATTCGTTAGCAACGCCCTTAAACAAGCTAAATTAGGCTACGACATGCTTTCAAGTGGGCTACGGCAAGTCCGCAAGCAATCGAAGTACATGCGGCAACGGATTAAGGTACAGAAACAAGCCATTACTGACTTAGAAACTGATTCGCAAGCCTTGGCCCTTGCCAGTGATACCAGTACGCTTGATGGTTATGCCGGGACTACCGTTATTTTAGATGAATGGCACGAAGCTAAAGACCGCAAAGTGTACAACGTTTTAAAGTCTGGTCAAGCACAAGAAGATAACTCCCTGCTGGCGGTGATTTCCACCTCGGGCCTTAACCTTAACGTCCCAATGCACGCTGAATATGACATGCTGACGGACGTTTTAAAGGGCAAGACCGAAGCTGACCGTTATTTTGTGGCAATATGGGAACTGGACGACCGCGAAGAAGTTTACGATCAAGCCAATTGGATCAAGGCCAACCCGTTATTCAGTGAACCACACGTTAAACAACGCATGACGGAAAAGATTCAGGCCGACGTGGATCTTGCCATTAAACAAAATAATCTCATTCCAATACTGGTTAAGAACTTCAACATGTGGTTGCAAGCCAGCGAGGACAGTTATATTTCAGCAGACGATTGGGCCGCTGGTAAATTGGCAAAGGTGCCCGACTTACATAATCGCGACGCCTATATTGGCATTGATTTATCAAAAAGCAATGACTTAACCGCGGTTAGTTGGCTTGTTCCAATTGGTAACGGTCAGTTTTATTGTGACAGTCATTCGTTTGTGGGTACTAAATACGGCCTTGATTCTAAGATTAAACGTGATGGCATTGATTACCGGTCAATGGAACGGGCGGGTGAGTGTAGTATCACCCGATTAGATAGTGGCATTATTGATTATGACAATCTATTTGATTTTGTACAAAAACTGGTCGGGAAATACAACTGGAAAGTGAAAGCGATCGCTTATGACCCGTATAACGCACAAACGTTAATTACAAAATTCGAGAAATTAAGCTACCCACTGTTTGAAGTGCGACAAGGCACCAAGACTTTGAATATTCCAACTCGTAATTTCCGTGATCAGCTTTACGATGACAAGATTAAACATAACGGCAACAAGATTCTAGCTTATGCGGTCAATAACGCCATTTTGAAAGTGATAAACAATGGCTGGCAACTGGATAAAGCCCGTAATAGTAACCGGATTGACCCGATTGCGGCGTTGATTAACGCGTTTGTAGCTGGTATGGACTATTACCAAGAAAGTGAGGATCAACAGCATGCAGAAGATTACTACAAAACAGCGACTGCGGCAGATCTGTTCTGACTATTTTCAAACGATCTTGTTGGTACTTGGCTTAATATGCTTAGTAATTGGTTTTGGTTGCTGGATCAGCTGGCAAGCGGGATTGATATTGGCTGGTATAGCCATGATTCTGCTGGCCTTGCTAATTAATTATGAAAAGCAAAGAGGTGATTAAATGAGTTTTTTCGTTAAAAGCAATACCACCAGCGGCACGCATGATCCGGTAGCCGACGCCTTGGTTAGTTTATCAAGCAACGACCCGTATACGTTTGTGAGTGCGGCGGTGTTGCGTAATAGTGACATTTACGCGGCGATTAATATTATTGCGAGCGATATTGCCAGCAATCCAATTATGTGTGATACGGCAATCTTTAACACGATGATTAATCAGAACCCCAATAGTCAGATGGACGGGTACCATTTCAAATATGCGTTGGCAGCTAACCTGTTACTCAATGGCAATAGTTTTGCCGAGATTTTACCTAATCATACATTGAAATTGATTGCAAATAACCAATTGACGGTTGAACAAGATGACGTCAGTGGGGCGTTGACCTACACCTATACCCCGATTGGTGGCAACAGTCGTCAGATCGCGCCTAACAACATTTTGCACTTTAAATATTTCACCAAAGACGGTGTATCTGGAATTAGTCCACTATATGCCCTCAAAGACGAGCGTCAGATTCAGTCGGCCGGCAATAAATTGCTAACCGGCTTTTTTACTGCTGGTGTGCACGGCACCACGATTATTAAAGTCCATCAATCTGATTTAGGGCCGGAAGCTAAGGACAATATTCGTACACAGTTTGACGAAGCCAATACGGGTGACAATGCGGTTAACACGATTGTGACTGACGATACCATGGATATTAGCAACTTATCCTTAAATACCGATGTATTAAAGCTGGTCAATTCTAATGACTGGACGACCCGACAAATTGCTAAAGCTTTTGGCTTACCGCCGGAGCGCTTAGGGGTTGAAAACGATCATTCTAACCAAGAACAAAGTGGCGTGCAGTATCTACAAGGGACGTTGCAACATTACTTTGATAGCTTTACCAGCGAGCTGTCGTTCAAGTTTGGTCATGACTTTACGTTTAATACGGACAAGCTATTGAGCCTTGATCCGCAAACGCAACAAGCCCAAGCGGTGGCTGGTTTCACTGGCGGCGTTATGAGCCGTAACGAAGCTCGGGCCAAGATTGGCTTGCCACCAACTGACGATGGCAATATTTTCTTAAACTTACAAAAGAATGGAGTGACTAATTCATGAAACAAGACCGACGGTTAACGATTGACGCCGAATTGCGAGCACAAACGCCGCAGTCAGAAACACCCGAAGACGGGCCAGCTGAAAATTCAGCAGACCCGCAACCTAAAGATTCCCAAACAAGCAAGGGCAAAACAATTAGTGGTTATGCAATTGTATGGAACTCACCAAGCAAAGACTTAGGTGGCTTCACTGAGGTTGTTACCCCCAAAGCCCTTGATGGTGTCGATTTATCAAACGTTCTTATGCTTAATAACCACGACTATACCCAAGTGTTAGCCAGTGCCAAGGCGGGGACATTAACGTTAGAAACGGACGACAAGGGGCTACATTTCACCGCACAGTTGCCTAATACGTCGTTTGCTAATGACGTCTACGAAGAAGTTCAAAGCGGGAACGTTGATTCCTGCTCATTTGGCTTTGATAGTGACGATGACACCGACGAATGGGCTAAAGATGATAATGGCAATATCACGCGCACCATTAATCAAGTTAAGAGCTTGTTCGATGTGTCAGTGGTAGCTGTTCCCGCTTATGACGATACAAATGTGCAAGTTGATACCCGTAGCTATGAAAAATTTATTAACCAAGAAAAGGAGCCTGACAACATGGCAAAACAAACAATTATTGATCCCAATAACAATGACAATGGTAACGAAAGCAAAACCGGTATTCCCGCCTTTGAACAATATGTGCGGACACACGGGGAAACACGGGACGGTTTAAAGACTGACGGTGCTAGTGCGGTTATTCCTAAGGAACTGATTACCCCCGTTTTCCAATTAAAGCAATCCAATTACAACCTTGCTCAATATGCGACTGTTAAGCAAGTTTCTAGTGGTTCCGGGACTTATCCAATTGCCACCAGCCAACAATCTGCGGTACTGGCTACTAAAGACGAATTAGCCGACATTGCCGACGTTGACGCGAACATGTTTACGGAAGTGCCGTTTGATGTGAAGACCCGGGCGGGTAAGATTGCCTTATCTAACGAAGTAGTAGAAGACGCCGAAGTAGATATTGTCAGCGAAGTTAAAACGCAATTGCAACAACTGGTTGATAACACGGACAACACGCAAATTATGGGCCTGCTAACGGGTAGCAACTTTACTAAAGCAACGGCCGCAAATATTGATGATCTTAAAAAGATTTTCAACGTGACGTTAGATCCCGCCTTGAGCAAAATGTGGTTAGTAAACCAATCCGGGTTCAATTACCTTGATACGCTCAAAGATTCCGAGGGGCGTTACCTATTACAACCGAACCCAACGGCGCCAAGTGGCTTCACCTTGTTAGGGGCGCCAGTCGTCATGATTAGTGACAAATTACTGGCTAACAACGCGGACGGTACGTTCCCGATGATTGCGGGAGACTTATCACAAGCGGTGGCTGTTTTCCGGCGTAACCAAGTAACCGCCCAATGGGACAAGTTCGACCAGTTCAGCCAAGGACTTTCCGTAATTGTGCGGAACGATTATGAAGTGATTGATAAGACCGCTGTAATTAACGTGGCATTAGGAAGCGCAACTGCAACGCCTGCACCGGCTGGCAAATAATCGTACCCACTTTTTGGCACGGACTATACAAGGGGTGGCGATTCACCACCCCTATACATAAATTAAAACTAAGGGGGAACGAATCGTTACCCCCACAAAGGAAGTGATTGCATGGCTGTAACCGTTGATGATATTAAACTAAGCCTAAGAATTGACGTAACCGAAGATGACCCAATGATCCAAAGCTATTTAGACGCCGCCGAGGACTATGTTCAGACGGCCGTTAGCAAAAGTGAGGATTTGACTATCTACAAACAGTACGATTTTGCCGTGTCCTTGCTGACACAATTCTGGTATCAAAACCGGGTAACCGATATGACAAAGACACCGTATCAAGTTGTTAGCATGATTCAACAATTGCGCGGTTTAGTAACCGGATAAGTTTTAAAGTGAATATACTTCATTTGAAACAATTATAGGTGAAAATATTTGTTTTAAGTGCTATAATATAAGTATTCAAGTATTCATTGTGTTGATATTAGTCGGAACGGGGTGCAATAGCCCCGTTTTTTAATACATATATCTGGGATCAGAAAGTGTGATTCCAATGCGCCAGGATGTTAAGAAGATTTGTAATTTATTAAAGCAATATGCCAAACTAAAATGTGACTTGACGGCTTTTAATCAGGTTTCTAGTCCCTCGTTCGATGGAGTATCAAGCCATAGCAGCCGAAACGGTGCTGAAAGCCGCCTGATAAACCACGTTGATTTGGCTTACCAGTTAAAAGAAGTCGAAGACGCCCTAAATGCAATTGATGATCCACAATATCAGTTCATCTTACATGATTACATTATTGAGAAACGTTTCAGCCGCAGTGAAGCTTGCAACCAATTATCGGTTAGCGTTAGCAAGTTCAATTACTTAAAGAACCGGGCACTTGAAGTGTTTAAATTAAACTATCTTCGAACTCTGTGATATACTGAACACGGTTAACATATTCGGAAGTTTTAAGTATCATTAAACTTGCTATCTATAATTTTCTTAGATGTTAATTCGGCTGGTTACTTTGATTTAGTTTCTAGGAGGAATATAAGTATATGCAAAGTGGTACTGTGAAATGGTTTAACGCGGATAAGGGCTTTGGATTTATCACCGGTTCGGATAATAAAGATGTATTCGTTCATTTCTCATCAATCCAAACAGATGGGTTTAAAAGCCTTGATGAAGGTCAAAAGGTAAGCTATGAAGTTGAACAAGGGGATCGTGGCCCTCAAGCAACGAATGTTGTTCCACAATAATTTATTTTGATACTGATGAAACTGCTTTGTAATAAGGCAGTTTTTTATTTTATGGCACTGAAACATACGGGAAAGCAATGTGAAATATGGACTTTACAGATGTTTATGGCATTAAGCATGAAAACTGTACGTTGATTACACCAACTGAAGAATATCGTCGGATAATCATATTTATGGATTCAGTTGGGCGTCGATTTGTTGCGATTAGTCCTAATCCTGAACCGACTAAGTATGGTTCTGCAAAAAGTCATTGGAAGCAAGGAAAGCCGAATGACGTACCCAAAGAATATTTTCATATCGACAAAAAAAACTGCTAA